ACTGGCTGCCCGTAATCTGGGACAGTAAAGGTAAACATATCGTACATAGACTTAAATCTTTTGCCTTTGGGATCTAAAGCGTCAATCCTTCTATGCACTTCTTCTTGATCATCTTCGGCAGATATGACCACAACATTACCGAATTTCTTAATATCTTTCTCTAAAAACTGACCATTGCCAGCACCACAAACGGCCAAGCCTAGTTTCAAACTCAACATGGATTTACCGACACCACCAATAGATGCGAGCAATGAGGGCTTAGATGTTTCAATCATACGGTCAACCAACCAAACTCGTTCTGGTGGTGCGTCAACATAATTCTTAATGGAGTATTTGGTAATACCAAAACCATGATCCAATAATTCCAGTTTGACTTTCTCTAAGTTGTAAGCGTTGTGTAAATCGTTGAAGTCACCAGGTATAGATGGCACACGAACGAGAACGTTATAGAACGAACTGGCAATCTCTTGGGCTTTGCTCTCACCTAACCCAGATTTGTCGTTGTCAAAGGCTAGGATAATTTTGCAGTCGGTCTTAGTTCTAATGTTCTGCACAGCGTCATAACCAAAGTTGGCTGAGAACACACAAGCAACTGGTAATTTGGTTGCCATATAAATAGATGCTGCGGTGGCGTAACCTTCGCACACAATTAAAGTCTCTAATTTGTTCAGTTCACTAAAATCTGTGCCTAATAAAAATAGATTGCCCTTGATTTGGCCACCACTGACAAATCTTTTATCAGAATTTGGTTGAATGTATTGCAAGGATCTGATTTCACCAGAAATGTTGTAAATTGGCACAACTAAGGCTTCCTTATTTGCCCTCAGACCGAAGTTTTTAATGTTTTTGGACGTAAGGTATTGGTGTTCTGTAACTTTTTGATAGGAAGCGAATCTGTTCGCACAATCGACAGCTACCTCATTTTGTCGTTCTTTTTGTTGTATTTCTGCTAGTTTGCGTGCTTCAGCCACACGTTTGGCTAGATTCTCACGTTCTTGTTGTGATAATTTGGCGTTGGTCGTACTTGACCACTTCTGTTCTGAACCATTGCGCCAGTTACCAAAGTTGGCAAAAGTATGACCGCCCACTTCATTGATGCAATACCAGCCAGATTTTTCATTTGACTTGTCTGGTCGCATACCAGAGGTTGCGGTGACTGGTACACGAACGAGCGTACCAGAAGTATCAAGGTAAGACACCTTGAGACCAAAGTTTTGCATCTCGGTTAAGAGATCAGTTTGTGTTGGTTGTGTTTCGGTTTGTAATACTAAACCTTTAGTCCCTATGTATTTTGTCAGTTCCAATGTTTACACCATCCTCTGCTTGTTTATTGGCGTAGTTGAGATACTCCCGTACTATCTGTCTAAAAAGATCTCGTCTGTCCTCGCTGTTCCATTCATGCAATATGAATTTTTTATTCTTCTTTCCGTATTTCACATACACCTCTTTTGTTTGCGCCACGGCATAATCAAGACCCTTCTCAGTCAGTTGAGCAACGTTCTTTAGTTTCTCACCTTGAGATAGTTTCTTTTGATGTGCCATTGAGCAAGCTCCGAAATACAGATTGTCCCGTTTGACTAGATAACCCTTAGCTGGTGCAGCACAAATACCACACAAGCTAGGGTAATCTTGTCGCAACATCTAAAATGGGATATCGCTAGTGTCCTCGTCCTCATCAGATTCAGACTTGTTAGCTACGACCTTCTTAGGTGTTGCTTCTTGTTTAACTGGCTGGTAAGTCTTACCATAATCCTCACCATTAACTTCTGGGTAGCCATTCTTATTTAACACAACTTCTGCACTTACCAGTTTCCCGACAAGTTCATCTGAGTTTTTAAGACTGTCTAACCCACAGGCCCTAGCTAATTTAGCCAGTTTATCAAGACCTATTTCTACTACTTTGGGATTGTTATGCTCTAAAGCAAATGTCGCTGACACAAAATAATTACCTTCGGTCTTTACTTTGAAAGTAGCTTTCAGCGCTACCCAGCCATTAGTCCCACCCTCGATCATTTCATCAGAGACATACTCCAATGTATAACGTCCAGGTTCTAGCCCTTCTTCGTTTGAAGAAGCAGAGATTTCATAATTACTTAAATCCATGTTTACTCCTTGATTATTTCTTCTCTAATTACTTCCCAGTCGAACGGTAGTTCTTCTGGAAGATTGTATCTATTCTTTGCTAAATACGCAGGATTATCGACAGCGTACAAACACCTATCACCTTTAATGGTTTTATTGGTTAGTCCGCCACCTTTGCCCTGACGCTTGACTTGACCAAGCTTGAACGCAGCAAAGAATATAATATCGCAATGTTCTTGTAAGAGATCGCTTGCTCTACGGTGTAACTTAATTACGTATCTGTCCCAAGAATCAACTCTTGGATCTTCAACTTTCTTAATTTCACTATGAGCAATCTGGAATATAATCATCCCACGATCACGACAAGCATCAAGAATGTCTAAGTATTGTCGCCAATATTCTAAGCACTCCACATAACCTTTACCAAAACCTTTGGTCTCAATACTTTTGATATTTTCAACCTCACAGTATTTTTGATGAATCAAAGTTTGTAACCAGTCAACACTGTCAACCACGAGTGTTTTGTACTCATGCTCACCATCTCTGACTTGTTTCATATTGTCCATGAACTCATCAAAAGTTTTGGCCACAGGAAAGTGGTCGCACTTAATCTTACCCATTCCATATTCGGTAGTAACAATAATAGGTTTCGGAAATTGCGAACCTAGTGTTGTCTTACCGACCGCAGGCCCACCATGCACCAGAATAACTGGTGGTCTTTGTTTGGCCTTTTTTAAGATACCCTTTAACGACATAATTAACTCTTATCTTTCTTGCCCTTACTGTCGACAGCAATGACTGGTGGTAACATACCTTCTAAGGTTGCTACCCTATCGCTGATAAAGCTGTTAATTACTTCATTAGTACGCACTTCAATAAATGCTTTCTTAACTATCTCTTCTCTTTCTTTTTGTAGAGCAAGAGCTAAGTTAATATCATTAGCTATTGGACGAGATTTATCGTCCAAGTCGTTTTCAAAAATGTCTCTAGCATCTCCTTCTGGAGTTTGTAGAGTTAAAATTTTTGCATTACTTTCACTCATTATTTCACCTCTTGGTTAAGTTTATATACATCGCATTTATCACGAGCGGGACAAAAGCGACACCAATCCCCAGGGTTAAACCTAGGGTTCTCCTCATCACAAGCATCAGTAGCTGTTTTGAGTTCACCGTACCCCCACACAACCAAGTCTTGCGCTTGCACCGTCCACGAACGAACGGGACCAACGCTATCATTGGCACGAGGTTGCACGATTGTTAGTTCTAGTTCGGTATCTTCATCGCCATAACGAGCGAGAGCGCCCAAACCATAAATTGATAGTTGTTTGTTGTGTTCAGCAGTAACTGGCCATTTACCAGATTTGAAATCAATGACTGCGATTTTATTATCGCCTAAGACAATAGCATCAGCCGTACCCCAACACTTGTCGCTGATCTCTTCCAGACTTACTTTTTCTTCTATTAACAATTTCCCATCCAACCGCTCTGTTGTGTCATTGACATAATCAACATAAGCTTTAGCACAGTCAATCATATCTTGATTTATCTCAATTTCAAAATCTTCGATAACTTCGGTTCTGTTCAACCAGTAAGTTTCTAACATGGCGTTTTCCATACGGTCTTTAAGTTGCATCTCAGAAATCTGGTGAAGTAGTGTCCCTTCAGCAGCTGGTAGGCTCACACTATACGGAACATCAGCCGACATACTCGGTGACGCTGGACAGTTGAACCACCGATCCGCAGATGATGGACTATATAGTGCGTGCGCCATTGACAGAAATATATGATTCCTCTTCTATTCTTTTTATATCGTCAAGGTCATACAACACCTTGCCGTTAATTTTGAAATAGTTAGGTCCTTGACCTCTATACCTTCTGTTGTCGATTGTTTTTCTTGTCACACCCCAACGTTTGGCTAAACCAGCCGTGTCGATGGTGTTGTTGATATCAAAGTTTTTGTTGTGCATTTGATTCCCTTTTTAATAATTATTACACTATAATATACATAAATTACTAATAATGGTAGTTTTTTATAAAAAAAGGGAATGATATGAGTATTGATAAGATTACACCAGAAGATTATATGTCCGATGCCGAATGGGACAAACAGATTGATAGTCTGGCATCTAACCAACAGGTTGGTGGCGATCACTACAAAGACCTGGCAATCTCACCAGTCGATTATATTTATGCTAACAGTCTAAGTTGGAGTATTGGTAACGTTATTAAGCTGGTCACAAGGAAGAAGTTTGATCCTGTTGAAGATTTACTTAAAGCCAAACATTACATAGATTTAGAGTTAGAAAAAGTCTATTCATGCGATCCTAATGGTAAACCATTGGGAAAAGCAAAGAAAAATTAATATGGTAGAAAACGGTTTATTTAGTTTTGATGATCCGATATTTAATGAAAGAAACGGTAAGAAGGCTCTGTATATAGATAGGGACCTTCTTAACGATTTAAAGGTGTTTGCTAAAGCAAATAGTAAATGCCATCAAAATATTGCTGAATACGCATTAAAACTATTAATACATTCAAATAACCAAAAAGTGCAGTTA